AAAATCTATTGCGAAATTCCACGGGTCGAGAGATATGATTTTCTGCAAACCGAACTGTGTGTAAATTGGCAGAACAACGCCAATGCCACGGAACACGGCCTTATGAAGCGTGTCAAGAGCCTGTAAGAGCGTCCCGCTGTCCTCGCACTGCACGAACTGGTCGTACAGGAAATCAGACTGCTCTTCTGCGAGTTTCTGGTCATAGGAACGATAGCGTCTTGTTTCCCTTAGCTTGATAGTCCAGTCAGGCAACGCGCTTTCTCGTCTCTGTACGCACATTGCCAAAGTGAGGTTGCTTGATTCAACTAAACTGTAGAGAAGTTGCAGTTGTGAAATGCGTCCGCTTCGCGCATTGTCGATGAACATTTCCAGCTGTTTCTCTGTGATGAACCTTAACGGATTCCATGTGTTAGGATAAGCTGGTTCTTGAGTTGTAAGTGGTACGAATTTAGCCATTCTTTATCTCTCTCGAATATATATTTACATTTGTCATCCAGATACTGGCATGAACACCGGCGCTACCTTCTTTGTCGCATATACTGCAAGGGCTATAGCCGTCGCATCATCAGCGTGTCCCTTGTCATCCCTAGAAGCGGAAAATGAAAGCTTTCCACTTGGTCCAACAATGCGCCGTATCTTATGCAAGTCCTCTATAAGCGCATTGGCATTCGGTATGAACAAAGTCTGGTTTCCCATTTTCGCCCGCGTCATAGTGAACATTTCGTTTTTGTTCTCGTTGCTGAAATGGACTTCCCGCACCTGTCCGAACCGCTTATGAAGATTTTCGGCAAGTTGCGCGCCTATGCCCGTGGCGTCAACGCAGACTCTTACAGGATTCAACGTCTTTATCAGATTCCCTATGTAGTCTTCTTGATACGAGAACTCCTTGTTAGAAAGGGACTCGACGCGGGTGACATATAAAACCCCGCCGGACTCAACCAGAATCGCTATAGATGTCTTGTCGTGCGTTCTGCCTATGTCAATGCCGAGATAGACCCTGGAAACATTCATGTCGACCGCCGAAGGAGCATAGACGCTGGCGCGTAGAACTTCATACGGGAACAAAGCAGATTCAGCGTCCAGAAACTCGCACATGTACTCTTGCTGGAATACTGAATCATCCATTACCGTTTTCCGTATTTCGTCGACGTCGACTTTCAAACCCTCGTTGACTGCATCCAACAATGTCACCTTCGTCTTGAAATAGTCCTCAGAATGCGTCCAGAGGTCGTAGAACCGCCCGCTCTGGCCGGCCGGAGTGGAAATTATCTGCAGTTTCTTTTCAGCGCCGTTAGGGGACGTCAGGAACGGAATACAGGCCTTCCAGACTTCGTCCCCGTTGCTAATGAAAGCGAACTCGTCCAACAGAAGCGAACTTGAGAAACCGCGAAGGCCGGCGGGGTTGTTTGGAAGCGAGACAATAGACGCGCCGTTTGAGAACTTGATAGTAGTCGCGTTATGGGTAAATGAGAAATGCAGCGGAGTCCCCCTTAGCATCCCCTCGAAGTAAACGGCGATAGTCAGGCACTTCGCGAGCAGTTCGTCGGCCGAGCGCTGCCCTGTCGATACAAGCGTCCATTTGGCGTTGTTTACCACGCAGTCATAGACACAGCAGAACGCAGAGACGAACGACTTCCCTATCTGTCTACTGCAAAGAGAAATCATCCGTTTGTTTGTCTGAAACGCCCGCCAGTAGCGTAGTTGCCATGGCTGGAGTATGTCCGTTATTCTTCCCATTAATTCCCGAACAATCTCTTAGCCAAGTCCCGCTTCTCTTCGTCGGACAATGGCTTGTCTTCTTTAAGCGTCAATGTCTGATGGTCTACCCATTCATTCTGTTTCGCAATCGGGTTGTAGCGCAGATATGTCTGAATAGCCCTCATGTCGCCCTTCATAGCCTTGTCTAATAGCGTGTCAGTCACTAGTTCAAACCCCATCTGACGCGCCTTGATTAAAGCCTCTTCGACTTTCGGGTTGTATCTGAAGCGGCGATAGAACTCGGCCACGGACATATTGCACTGTTCGCATGTCTCGTATATCCTGCCGCCGGTCGCGTTGATTGCCTCGATTACCTTCTTGACGGTGACTTCGTTGTTCAAAAGCCTAGGCCGTCCAACTTTTCTTTTAACAGGCGAAGCGGGGGCCTCTTCGGCCCCCTTGTCAGTCTCTGCCTTTTCGATTTCTTTATCAATTTTCTCCATCTCGTATTTCCTCACATCTTTTGTTCCAGTCTTCTGCGGCTTCTTTTTTAGTCAGACACCACTTCGTTTCAGGATGTATCTTGCAACTATCGTCATAGCATCTGACCCAGAAAAATCTCTGGCCGTATGGTTTGCCCTTGTCTGTCATCTGATAGACTGTCGTATGATAAATGACAGGCTTTCCGCAGAACGGGCACGGCTTTAGCTTCGGCGGTTTCAACGCCTCTTCAATCGCGTGTTCGACGATTCCCAGGGTTTTTATCGCGCCCTGGAGTTTTTCCAATAGCTCTTGGTCTATGGGGTAGTAGTCCATTATTTTGTTTCCTTTCTGTTATTGCGTATGTATTCACGGACGCCGTCCGTTATGGCGCCCAAAAGGCAAATTCCAAGTACAGTGATACAGGTCCACATCAGGCCACTCCTTTCTTTTCAGCCCAATATCTCTTTTTAGCTTCAGACATTTTCTTTCTAGTTTCTTCTGAAATTACCTTACCGCTTTCAGATTCAGATATTTTCCTTTTATGTTCTTCAGAAAGACGCTTACCTTTATTTATTTCAGACAACTTTTTCTTCGTCTCTTCTGAAAGATGTTTACCGAGAAGTCCGTTTGGTTTTCCCTTACGCGCTTTAGACATTTTTATTCTTGTTTCGTCTGACGCGGAATGTCTATTCCAAGGACAGGGCTTACCTTTGCGTGCGTCCGACATCTTCCTTTTGGTTTCTTCTGAATGATGTTTGCCTTTGTTCCAAGCTACATGGCCTTTAACAGCTCCACCTTTACCGCCAAGCGCAATGTTATATGTATCATCTCTAGCAACAAAGGCTTCATCTACAATGGCTTCTTCAAGAAAATCCATAAGGTCTTTTCCATAGACATCGAAAAGAATTTCCTTGGTGAAGTTCTCGACGCCGTACTTTGCAATGGCGCGCTTTATTATTTTTCCAGAACCCATGTAGCCGTCATCTACGTTTTCGGTTTCATGCTTGCCGATGTAGATTTTGCCATTTAGGTTGTTAGTGATTTTGTAGATGAGATAGTGCATAATTTTCATTTTCGTTTCTCCTTTAGTTCTGCTTATAGAGTTTTTCCGGGTTGACGACGCCGAAAGGCGCGTCGTATTTCTGGTAATGGTTTCTGTCGATATAGATTTCCGTCATGAGGTTGTGGAGGCGCATCATGTCCCTTCTGACGACCAGATTGACAGGCTTCTCCCTCATGTTCGGCGAGTAAGTCAAGTGAATATACTTGTTGTAGTGCTTGCGCAGCAGTTCAGGGCAAGGCGATTCTTCATAGTCGGCGACCATCTTATCCGCGTCCCTGACAATCGCCTCAAGAGTCTTGCCAGTCTGGTCGTGGACCCATTTCTTGAACTTCTTGGCGTTTATGAAGGCGTAAACCATCCTGGAGATGTCCGCCTCTTCCAGTTCCCATTCGTTGCCAGGCATGACGTCCTTGGAACTCGCGATGGAAATGTACGCGTAATGGGTCGTGGTGTTGCCGGGATTGGCGAACCATCCGATATGGCCGGTGTCGTACTTCTTTATTTCAAATGAAGGCCAGTTGATGACTTCTCCAAGACACTTGTATGTCTTGGCCTTCTCGTCGACATGGGCTATTACTCTGCCGTCTTTCTTCAGCAATAAGTCTTCCCCCTTGAACTGGCGCTCGACGTCGGCCACCCGCTCATAGGCCAGCGACGGATTTTTGGCCGTGCATTTGTCGAAGTAGAATTTATCGGCGAACGAAGCGCATATCTCTTCTATGTGGCAATCGTTCGCGCGTTTTGTATGATAGTTTTTTAATTGCGTGTTCATATATGTGGTTCCTTTCACGGTTTATTTACAATTTATCTGCAATAAATCTTTAAGAAATCACATATAATTACAATTTATCAACTCGACTGATGCGCCTTTCGCAGTTCTTCGATGGCTTCGGAAATCTCGCCGACCGTATTTCCGTTGTCTATCGCGTCGTCCAGATTCTGTTCCGCCGCCGCTACGCCCTGGGCGTGTTCTTTCTTACGCTCCCTACGACCTAACAGCCAAAGCACCAACGCGCGAAGAATCTCGACAATGCCTTCAACGACTTCGGACATCGGCTAGTCCCCCATGACGCTTTCGATTTTCTGAGCGACCTGTTCTTCCTCTTCAGGAGTCATCTCGTCGTCGGCGTAGACGTCGTTGAAAAGTTGCAGGGCGTCAAACACCTTTTGGACAATTGCCTTTATAGAATCCCATTTTCCGGACTTCGAAGCTTTTCTAAGCAGTAGCGCGATTAGCCACGCGGAAAGACGCCCTATCATTTCAGGCGTGAAAAACGCCTTTATAACCGTTTTGATTATCTTCATAACGGTAGATATTTACAAAAAAGGGCAGACGGCTTCCCCTGTGTAGAAGAAACCGCCGTACCCTCGGACTATATACTTTTTGTCAGGCTACAAGGCCCTGACGCACAACGACGCCAGCGCTTCGCCGTACGTCAAGTACAGTTTCCAGCGGTC